GATTCAGAACGAATAGTTCTATCGTCTGGATAAAATTTTAAAACAACAATCTCTGACTCTGCACAATATTTACAAGATTTACCTCGTAGTTGTTCGTTAATCCATTTATCTTTTAGTCTACGATGCCTTCGTGCAACTTTACGAATCGTGTTTCTATATTTTTGATAATGGTCACTCATATTTATATTTAGACTTCGTATAAAACCCATATGATAAAAAATGTTTTTTTATAAATATAATTGAATTTAGTATAATTAACATATAAGGAGTAGACACATGGGATTTTTAGTTTCTCCAGGCGTTCAAGTCAAAGAGATTGATTTAACAAATATTGTCCCTGCCGTTGCTACAACTATCGGTGCAGTTGCTGGCCCCTTTGAAAAAGGCCCAGTTGGTGAAATTACTACTATTAGTTCAGAACAAGATTTAGTAAGAATTTTTGGTAAACCTAAAGATACCTCAAATCAATACGAATATTTCTTTACTGCAGCTAATTTTTTACAATATACAAACACACTAAAAGTTGTGAGAACAGAGAGTGCAGTTTTAAATGCAGATGCTGATGGCGGTGGAATATTAATTAAATCAACATTAGATTACCAATCAAATTACAGACCTAATTTATCATTAGGGTCTGCTAATTCAAGTGTTGGTGTATTTGCAGCAAGAACTGCTGGTATTCATTCAAACGGTATTAAAGTAGATATCTGTACAAAAAATACATTTAGTCAAAATTCAGCAAAACAAGTAAACGATGCTAGTGCAACTGCTGGTGAAAATACAATCACACTTGATGCTTTTGATGCAGCTGATTTTGCTGTTGGTCAAATTATAGAATTTTATTCTGATGCTGGTCGTAATACTTTTGCAAGTGGACACGAGGGAATCAGATACGAAATATCTGCTCTTGATGCATCAGCAGAAACAATAACTATCAGACAATTAGATGACCCTGCTGGAAAAGGTTTAATTGCAGATTTAGCAAACGATTCATATATCACAAAATATTGGAGATTTTTTGATTTATTTGATGGAGAGCCTGGAACTTCAGACCACGCAACTTCAAAAGGTATTTCAGAAGATGAAATGCACATCGTAGTTTACGATTCTACTGGTGGTGTAACTGGATTCGATAATGATGTTGCTGGACAAAGAACAAGTTCTGTTATAGAAACATTCCCTTTTGTTTCTAAAAATCCAGAAGCAACTGACTCATCTGGTAATAATATTTTTTATGTAGATAGAATTTATGCAGAATCTCAATTCATATATGTTACAAATCACCCATCTGCAATGAAAGATGGTTCTGGTGATTGGGGTATTGTTCTTAAATCAGACTCCTCAGTACAAAGTGTTACTGCATATAACTTATTAGCAAGTGGTGCTGATGTAAATGCAATATCAACTTCTACTCTTACTGGTGGAACTGATGATTATGCAGTTACTGCTGGTGAACAATTAAGTGCATATAATCTTTTCAAAGATGCAGAGTCCGAAGATGTAAATTTAATCATGGCTGCAAAAGCAGGACAAGCACTTGCAAACAATCTGATTACTATTTCAGAGAACAGAAAAGACTGTATGACATTCATCTCACCAGAAAGAAGTGATGTAGTTGGTGTACCTAATCAAGAAACAATGACTGTAAATGTCAAAAACTTCTTTGATACATTAACTAGTTCTTCTTATGCAGTGTTCGATAGTGGATACAAATATATGTACGACAGATTCAATGATGTATATAGATATGTTCCATTAAATGGTGATGTTGCTGGACTTGTTGCACAAACAGAACAAGTTGCAGAAGCGTTCTTCTCGCCTGGTGGTTTTAACAGAGGACAAATTAAAGGTGTTGTAAAATTACCTTTTGTTCCAACACAAACACAAAGAGACACATTATATAAAGCAAGAATAAATCCAGTTGTTACTTTCCCAGGCCAAGGTACAATTTTATTTGGTGATAAAACTGGTCTTGCAAAACCAAGTGCTTTTGATAGAATAAATGTAAGAAGATTATTCATTATCTTAGAAAAAGCAATTGCGACTGCAGCTAAGTTTCAACTCTTTGAGTTCAATGATGAATTTACAAGAGCTCAGTTTAAAAACTTAGTAGAACCTTTCTTGAGAGATATTCAAGGTAAAAGAGGTCTTACTGATTTTAAAGTTGTTGCAGACGAAACAAATAATACTGGTGAAGTTATTGATAGAAATGAGTTTGTTGCAGATATTTTCATCAAACCTGCTCGTGCTATCAACTTTATCACTCTTAACTTTATCGCAGTTAGAACTGGGGTTGCATTTACAGAGGTAGGAGGATAAGATGGCAAACATTAATGATTTTAAAGCAAGACTTGCTGGTGGTGGTGCTCGTGCTAATCAGTTCAGAGTAATACTTCCTCCTCCAGTTGGAGTCGTAACTGCTGGTATTAATACTGAACAGTTTTCATTTTTATGTAAAGCTACAAGTTTACCAGGCCAAGAACTAACTGAAATCGCAGTTCCATTTAGAGGTAGAAATCTTTATGTCGCTGGTGAAAGAGAATTTGCAGAGTGGACTACTATGGTATTTAACGATACTGACTTTGCAATTCGTAGAGAAATGGAAAGATGGATGAATGGTATCAATGATACTGTAAACAATACTGGTGCAACCAATCCAGCTGATTACAGAGTAGATATGATTATTCAACAATTAGATAGAGATGACACTGTTTTACATCAGTATACTTTAGAAGGTTGCTTTCCAAGAGCTATCGGTGCGATAGAACTTGCATACGATACTAATGATGCGATTGAAGAGTTCGAAATTACATGGCGTTATGACACATTTAGAGTATCTGGTATCAATCTATAACTCTACTAAATAATATAAAGTAGGAGTTATTTATGGTTGATGTATTCGGTTTTGAAATAAAAAGAAAAGATAAAAGTCCCACCACTATTGTTGACCCATCATCTGATGATGGAACTTATGATGCAGTAAGTGGTGGATTTTATTCAGCAGTAATGGACACGGATGGTCGTTCTCGTACAGAAGATGACCTTATTCGTAGATATAGAGATATTGCAATACAACCAGAGTGTGATAGTGCAATAGAAGATATCGTAAGTGAAGCAATCGCTTCTGACGAAAGAGATATGTGTGTTTCTATATCTCTTGATAATTTAAAATATTCCCAAAATATTAAAAATAAAATTAGAGAAGAGTTTGAAAATGTTTTAAAACTTTTAGACTTTGATACTAAAGCACATGATATATTCAGAAGATGGTATGTTGATGGTAGAATATTCTATCACAAAGTTATCGATTCTAATAATCCAAGACAAGGTATTCAAAGTGTTAGATATGTTGACCCAAGAAAAATAAAAAAGATTAGGGAAACAGATAAAACTGGTAGTAAAGGTGTTGATGTTGTCAAAAAAGTTAAAGAGTATTATCTTTATAATGCTTCTGGTGGTGCTGTAAATAATGCAACCACTGGACTAAGATTAACATTAGATTCAGTAACATATTGTCCATCTGGACTTATTGATATGCACAAAGGAACTGTATTATCATATCTTAATAAAGCAATCAAACCAGTTAATCAATTAAGAATGATTGAAGATGCAGTTGTAATTTATCGTATATCAAGAGCCCCAGAAAGAAGAATATTTTATATTGATGTGGGTAACTTACCTAAAATAAAAGCAGAGCAATATCTCAGAGATGTTATGAATCGTTATCGTAACAAACTTGTATATGATGCATCTACTGGTGAGATTCGTGACGATAGAAATCAAATGAGTATGTTAGAAGATTTTTGGTTACCAAGAAGAGAGGGTGGTAGAGGAACAGAGATTACTACATTGCCTGGTGGTTCTAATCTAGGTGAGATAGATGATATTACATACTTCCAAAGAAAGTTATATCGTTCATTGAATGTTCCAATATCAAGATTAGAGGCTGAACAAAACTTTTCATTAGGTAGGTCAACAGAGATTACAAGAGACGAACTTAAATTTACAAAGTTTGTTGCAAGACTAAGAAAAAAATTCTCTGTCATATTTACCGATATGTTAAGAACACAACTAGTATTAAAGGGTGTTATCGCAGACGAAGAATGGAAAGATATGAAAGAACATATTCAATATGATTTCTTACAAGATAATAACTTCACAGAACTTAAAAATGCAGAACTTATGAAAGAAAGACTTGAAATGTTAGGACAAGTTGAAAGTTATGTAGGTCAATACTTTTCTAAAAGTTGGGTTAAGAAAAATGTATTAAAATTCACTGACGAAGAAATAGAAGAAATGGATAACGAAATGGAACAAGAAGAAGGTGGAGATGAGGAAGATATGAATATGAGTGAAAATAAAGGAGCTAATAATGAGCAAAGAAAAAATAAATAATATGATAGACAACATTATGGATAAGGATAATATAGGTGCAGAGTCTGAATTTAAATCTGTAATGTCTGATAAAGTTGGTCAAAAGTTAGAGGATGAAAGAAAAATTGTATCTAAAGATATGATTACTAAACATATTCCACAACCAGAGACAGAAGATGATGAGATTTGATAATCTATACTCAACAATTATAGAAAAAGATGAACATAAAAAAACCACTGAGTATAAAAAATTATCACCTAAAATGAAGAAGTCAGTTGATTTCATTTTTCAACAAATGGATGCAAAACCCTCAGACTTTATAAATAGTTTTGAGAAAACAATAAATAACGCAGTAAAAAAGTTCAAAGTATCGAAAGATGAACTTATGGGTTATTTTGAAAAAGAAATGTTAACAATAGGAAAGTAATATGGCTTTTACAGTAAGAAATCTAAAAGATACAGATTTTGAAACAGTAGTTCTTGTTCTTATTACTGGAACAAACGGAACTGCAACTGAAGTTGTAGATGCATCTGGACTTGCTGGAGCCTCAACAGACCCTAGACTTGCGATTGTATCTTGCAACTGGAGTGTAAGTTCTACTACTGAAATAGAATTTCATGCAACATCTAACACAACTGCACTTACATTAAATGGTAATGGTAATTTTAATATTGGTAGTCAACAATTACCACCAATTACTAATAACGCTGGAAGTGGTATATCTGGTGATATACATATGGAAAATGATGCTGCTTGTGTTGGTTATGTGTTAATGAAATTAAGAAAAGTTTCTGGTTATAATAACATCACATAAGGAAGAGTTATGAAATTAATATCTGAAACATTAGAAGATGTAAAATTTCTTAAAGAGGAAGACGAAAAAGGTAAATCTTATAAAATTAAAGGTATCTTTATGCAAGGTGACATAAAGAATCGAAATGGTAGAGTTTACCCAGTAGATGTTCTCAAGAATGAAGTTGATAACTACAATAAAAAATTTGTTTCACAAAATAGAGCATATGGTGAACTAGGTCACCCAGAGGGCCCAACTGTCAATTTAGATAGAGTATCGCATATGGTTACATCATTGAAACAAGATGGTTCAAATTTTATAGGTGAAGCAAAGATAATGAATACACCTATGGGTAAAATAGTAAAGAATATCATGGATGAGGGAGGAACACTTGGTGTTTCATCAAGAGGCATGGGTAGTTTAGAACAGAAAAATGGTGCAAACTATGTTAAACCAGACTTTATGTTAGCTGCAGCTGCTGATATAGTTG